AAACAATACAAAACATGTGTCAGTTTGTTGTTGTTTTAACCAAGATGGAAGACAATGGTATTTATATTGATAGAAAAGCATTAGATGAAGTAGAAAAAGATTTTCAAACAGAGTATGATGCATTGCGTGTTAAGATAGATGAAGAAATATATACTCGTATGGGAGATACAAAAATTAATCCTGCAAGTCCAGAACAATTATCTTGGTTGATGTATGGTATAAAAGTAAAAGATAAAAAACAATGGGCAAAAATATTTAACTTAGGTATAGATAAACTTACAAAGAAACAAAAACGTAGACCTAAGTTTACTCCTGCTCAACTAAAAAAAATATTTGCTAAACATTTAGAGCCTGTCTATAAAACAAAAGCAGAACAATGTCCTGTATGTAAAGGCAAAGGCACAGTACAAAAAATAAAAGTAAATGGAGAACCTTGGAGTAAATTAAGTAAATGTTCTGAATGTAAAGGAGAAGGATTTGTTTATACTCCTTTACCAGATAAGGCAGGATTCTATGCTACTGTAACTTCTGTTATGGATATAGCAGAGGGAGGATTTAAAACAGATAAGATAACTTTAGTTAGATTAGCTAAAACAGGAGATGAATTTTTTAAACGATTTGTAGAAAAGATTACTCGGTATAATGCATTAGAAACATACCTTAGTACCTTTGTTGATGGTATAAAAAAGTTTACAACAGATAAAGGTTTTCTTTATCCTAGTTTTATGCAAACTGTAACAGCAACAGGTAGGTTATCTAGTCGTAATCCAAACTTTCAAAATCAACCAAGAGGTAGTACCTTTCCTATTCGTAAAGTTATTAGTTCTAGATTTGATGGGGGTAGTATTATGGAAATAGATTATGCACAATTAGAATTTAGAACTGCTGTATTTCTTGCTCAAGATAAGCAAGGTATGGAAGATATTAGAAATGGTGTAGATGTACATCAGTATACAGCAGATATCATTGGTTGTTCTAGACAAGAGGCAAAACCACATACATTTAAACCTTTGTATGGAGGTATGTCTGGTACAGAAAATGAAAAAAAATATTATTCGGCTTTCTTAAAAAAATATCCGGATATAAAAGCTTGGCATGAGAAACTGCAAGATGAGGCAATACGAACAAAAGTTGTCACCCTACCTACAGGTAGACAATATGCCTTTCCTAAAGCAGAACGCATGCCATGGGGCGGTTCAAGTTCTTCTACACAGATAAAAAATTATCCTGTGCAGGGATTTGCTACTGCTGATATTGTTCCTTTAGCTTGTATTAACATACAAGAATTACTTGAGGAACATAACACTAAGAGCCTACTTATTAATACAGTACATGATTCAATAGTTGCGGATGTCTTTCCCGGTGAAGAAAGAATAGTCGCTTCTTGTCTAAACAATGGGTGTTTAGGTGTTATTCAACGAATGAAAGATATGTACAACATTGATTTTAATGTGCCACTTGATGTGGAATTAAAAGTAGGCTCTAATTGGTTAGATACAAAAGTTTATGCTTGACAATATTGTTAGAAATGATACTATTGTAATTAAATTAACCAAGGAAGGTAATCTATGGTAAATGACTTAAAGGCATTTGATTCTCTTAGTAAAGAGGAGATAATGAAAATGACTGGCCAAGACGATGGTTCTGTAATAAGTACAGGTACAATCGACAGGCTAATAATAAATAGAGCGGCTGAAGATGATGATGGAAATCAATTATCTGCAGGCGTTTATAGTACTTATGATTCTAGTATAGAATCTAAAGTATATAGTATTAAAGATAAGGCTATACAATTTAGGCCTTTTATTAATGCTTTTCAATACATGGAATATGACCCAGATGAAAATACATATCCATGTACATCTGTTATTTTTAAATCATGGAAAGATGAACCCATTGACAGTAATGGCGGAATCCGATGTGGTAAAGTAATAGGTAAAGATAAAGAAAATTTAACTCAAGCACAGGTAGATGCTCAACGTAATATTAAATGTTATCGTTTAGTATATGGTTTAGTTTCTATGGATGCTACAACACCTACAGGAGACCCTACAAAAGTAGAGAATTTACCTGTGTTGTTTAGAGTTACAGGTTCTAACTTTACTCCTATTGGAGAAGCATTTAAAAGTCTTAAAGGTAGAGAAAGTTTAATGCAAAATCATGTGCTAAATTTAACTACAAATAGACGCAAGGCAGGTAGTAATGTGTACTATGTGTCAGAAGTAAACATTGATAGCAAAGAGGTTCCCTTTACTAAAAAAGACTTAGAACATATGGATATGTTTAATGCTCTTATTGAAGAAGAGAATACTCGCATCTCAACCAAATGGCAAAAAGCCAATACTCATAAAAAGGAAGATGCGGCATCTGCAAAAGTTATTAACGAACTTGCTGATGACCCAGAATTGGTGCTTCAAGCTTAGTGTCTACTATTTTAAACAGAGTACAATTATTTTTAACGGAGGCCAATAAGGCCTCTGTTCCTATTTCTAGTACTATTATAAATGAATTTGGCGAGGCTTGTAAAGATGCATTTATAAAACAATTCGTAGAAGAAAGAGAAACAAAATTTAAACCTAGAATGAGTTCTATTGGTAAACCTTTGTGTCAATTACAAATGGAAAAGAGTGGTGCAGAAGCAGAGACACCTTCTTACAATTCTAAAATGAGATTTATATTTGGAGATTTAATTGAAGCATTGGCTGTTGCTATATTAAAATCTTCGGGTATTAAAATAGATGATTTTCAAAAGAAAGTTAAATATGTATTTGGTGATGATGAAATCAATGGTACATATGATGTTAAAATTATGGATAAGATATGGGATATAAAAAGTGCATCCCCATATTCTTTTCAATATAAATTTGGTGAGGCAGGAGGCTTTGATGCCTTATTAAAAAACGACCCATTTGGCTATGTATCCCAAGGATATTTATATGCAGGTGCAGATGATAAAGAGTTTGGGGGTTGGATTGCTATTAATAAATCTACTGGAGAATGGTCTGTAGTTGAAACGCCTATTAATGATGATGAACATAAGAAGAAAGCAATAGAACAAGCAAAGAAAAATGTTCATGCACTAAATACTAACCAACCATTTAAAAGACAATTTGAAGATGTAGAAGAATTTTTTAATCGTAAACCTACAGGTAATAGAGTCCTTGCAAAAGAGTGCACGTTTTGTGCATATAAAAAACCATGTTGGGGAAATTTACAATATCTACCACAAAAAGAATCTAAAGCTATGAGCCCTAAATATTTTTGGTACACGAAAGTAAAGGAAGAAAATGTCGACAGTACGGAGTAGAAAAGCTAAAGGAAGAAGGTTACAAAATTGGACAAGAGATACGTTACTATCTATATTTAAAACTTTAGATGATAATGATATAAGCTGTGCTATTATGGGAGAGACAGGAGAAGATATTAAATTATCTAACCCTGCTAAAAAATTAATCCCTTATTCTTTTGAATGTAAAAACAAAGAAACATTTAAAGGTATATATGATATTGTTGCTCAAGCACAAAGTAATTCTAAAGTAACGGATGTGCCAGTTGCTATAATTAAAATGAATAATCATCAACCATTAGCTATTGTTGACGCTATGCATTTTTTAAAATTGATAGGAAAACAAAATGGATAATGGAATAAATCCTAAAAATATTATTACAATTTCTGTGTACCCTTCTGAAGAGGGGTTTGGTTGTACTCTTGTAGAGCCAACAAAAATACCTTTAACTGCAGACTATAGTGTTGCCTTGACAATAGCACATGGAATGGTTAGAATGGCATTAGAAAGACCCGATATTATATTTGATGAAGGTGTAGAATCTTTATCTAATCCCATAGAAAGTGATACTGTGGTTAGTATTGACGATATGGTAAAAATGAAAAAAGATAGGCTACATTAATGAAAGCACAGATAAAAGAAAACAAAAGTGATAATATTAAAAAATTACGAGAGAGTGATTTCTCTGTAACTAAATTTTCTAAAGACTTATCTTATGGTAAGAAACATGAAAAGCTTGTCATGAAATCTATGGAAAACTTTGAATTAAAAACAGATAGAATGGCACATAAAACAGGTAATGTTTATGTAGAGTTTCAATCAAGAGGTAAAGATAGTGGTATTCGTTCTAGTAAATCTGATACATGGATATTTAAAATAGTAAGTAATGGAGATAGGCATATGTTTTCTATACATATTCCATTATCAAGATTAAAAAAATTAGTTAGTAAAGATTATAGAGTTGTGCCGGGGGGAGATAACTTAACATCAAAAGGGTATCTAGTACCTATAACTGATTTAGTAAAAATATGACAGTTGAGTTTTGGCAATGGTGGATTTTAATTATGGTAACAATAAATACTTGCATAAATACTATTGTATTTTTTGTAGGTAGAAAATTTAAGAAGAAAAAGAAATGAATACAAAAGAATTTTTATCTGAAGCTAGCAGATTATCTGGTACAGATAGACAAAAAGATTATGGAGATAAAACTAATAACCATAATAATATAGCTAGGCTATGGTCAGCCTATCTAGATATAAAAATAGAAGCTCATGATGTTGCATTGATGATGGCGTTATTAAAAATGGCTCGTACTAAACTGGGTGCAGTTAGTAAAGACACCTATATTGATATGGCGGCATATAGTGCTATTGCAGGAGAAATTAAATTTAAGGAGAAAAAATAATGAATTACATTATTACACAAGAACAGTTAAACACTGTCATGAAATACATGTTTACTAGGCCTTATCAAGAAGTAGCCCAAGGTATAGCAGTATTAAGTAAATTACCCAAACTTGATGATAAAATAAATCCAGATTTTATTAGTGAAGAGGGCAAAAAAAATGACACCAAGAACTAAAGAGGCAATCCTTTTTAGCACTGTGGTGTCAATAAATAATAATGGTAATTTAATTACAAGGCATGAGTCATTACCTACTAAAGAAGTTCTAAAAGAACTTGGTGATGACTACTATGCCCATTTAATATCTTCTATTGTGAATCATTGCAAAGCAGATTCACATCATTTTGATGATGCCTTACGCAATTTGTTGCGGAGTATTTGACATCAATCCTGTGTTTTCATTTTGTTCTATTGCACCACTAGGTGCTAAAGTATTCATAGCCATAGCATTTTTCATTGGAGTAGGAACTTGAATTTCTTCTTGTTCTGCTTGAACATCTTGTGTTTGTAAAGGCCCTGTTTCTTTTACCTGTTCTTCTTTTAATGGTGTTGCAGGTACTTTAGGTGCTGTATCTTTCATTAAACCTGCAGTCATTGGCGTAGTTTCTTTTTTTGGTGCTCCTGCAATATTCCCATACTGTTCCATTAACTGACTAAAATTAACATCACGCATAGCATTTAATAAATCCGCAACAATCATAGGCCTAGAAACATTTCCTTCCATTGGAGTAGTAGGTTGTGTTCTAACATTCTCTGTCATCATCTGTGTTATTAGTTGGTCTGTTACTGGTAATGCCATTTAAAACTCCACGTTATATTGTATACTAAAATCATTTGCCCAATCTAAAGTTACTTTTCCAGATTTACCTACATCAAAATCAAAACCTTGGTCTATATATGCTTTAACAATAGCATAAGAAGCCCCAACAGTATCATGTAAAGATTCTGGTACATTAGACATAACAAAATCTTCTACACTAAATTTAAGTGCATCATTTTGTAAAGCTAATTTAGGTGCTGTTGTTTCATTTGCCATTAAACTAGATGGTGTTGTTAAATCCATATTGTAATTAAGATTACCAAATAGATTAGGCCCTTCATCTTTAGCTTTATTTACTTCTGTAGTAACTCCAGTCTTAGGTCTATCATCTTTATCTGGGTCTGACCCCGGAATAGTTAATCTAATTTCTTTTTTCTTTTCATCTGGTTTTGGCTTTGGTTTAGGAACAATAGGGTCAACATTATTATTGTTATTATTGTTGTTATTGCCTCAACAGGTTTTTAAAAAATTGTTATTGTATTTACTCTCTGAGGGCTTTTATACAGAGATAATTGCA